ATAATATACATCTGCAATCACAAATGTATTGTACACAATTAAATATAATACAAGATAAACATATGTTCTATTAAAAACAAAATAAAAAACACCAGATAATCGAATACAATTCAATTGCATACAATTGGCTGGTGGGGAAATATAAAAAATAAAATTCCATTGTATCAAATATACGTATATAGTAATATAAAAGTATAAAACTAAATTGTATACAATACAATAGATACAAAAAAAGGGTAGCCAATTAAGACTACCCTCTAGGATTATTACTTGTTTTGACTAGCTAAAAATTGAGCTAACATATTTTCTAAACGTTCCGCCCGTTTTTCTGCTTCTTCGTTCTTTTTGAGTAAAGCCTGCATATCGGCTTCTAATTTAGCCGTACGGCTATTTGTAGGAGCTTTTTTTTCTTTTTCTTGTTCTAATTCAACAGTAGAGATATAAATTCTATCAGTGAATAAGCGTACAGTTAAGCCATCGTCAGAATGAGCCTCTACTACACCTGTACCACGTGCAGAAGTAGTATTAGCCACAGGGATTACAAAATTACTACCTTTGGCAGATTTCACAATATCACGTGCGTTGATAGTCATAACGATAGTAATATCGCCTGTGTTTTTATCAACAGATACACCATAAGCATGGTCTTTAATAGGCAATTTTTCACCTTCGTTGAGTTTACGTGCATTAGAAATGATGTTTTGTAATTCAAATTTTGTTGTAACAGTTTTAGCCATGATAGACCTCTTTCTCCGCTTCGTTGCGGTTGTAATATTGATTGAGTACGTTTATTGTACTCTGCAAGCCCTGTTGCTTGCTACGACTACACTATCGCATACCTCCGCTGATATAGTGCAATGCGTTGTATTTACCCCGCTTTTTGCGACATTACCCCTCTCACTATATATTATTCGTTGTGATACAGTGAATTTTTCTATCTGCTTCGATACTTTTCGATATATCCTAGTGCCCCTCTCAGGGGGTGGGGCTTCGCATTTGGCGTGTGGGGTCGGGACATAGAAAATAGAGACTGCTTATACAAAAATTTAGACCTTCTCAAAATGATTGTTATACAAAAATCCATACAAACCTATAGGTCGAAGAGCACCCAATGATGAGCAATACACTTCTCCCTATTTTTTATAAAACTAAATGAAGATAATATGAAATAGAGTTGACTACACGATATAATCAAATTTCATTTTTGTTGACTTCTGAGCAATATAGTCTCACCAGTCTATTGAAATACAATAGGGGTATCGTAAGTACCCAAAAATGGCAAAATACATATTGTATGGTTTACTAGTTCTTTTTCTCTGTCTTTTCTTTCTTTATATATTTCTTTCTTTTCTTTCTCTTTTTCTTCCTCGTACTTACGTACTCGTCAGAAAAATACGTTATCAGCTTTCTAGGGTAGGGCTTCCAAATACAGCAGTACTATCTATTACGAAACCGATAACGTGTATTGTTTTTCTAATTCCAAATTAGCTTGTGGTATTACCAAATAGACTCTACAGCAACACAAGAAAGGTGAAAGTGTAATTTTTGCAGATAGTAGTGAAAGGGCAAGAAAGGAGATTGGTAATGGCAAACGAGATTGAACAGTTAGCAGAGATATACGACAGATGTGAAAATGATTTGGTATTATTCCGACAAATGTTCTTACCAGCTGAACACGAAGTTAAACCTGCTTGGTTCCACCGTAAATGGGGAGAGGTATTACTGAATGGTAATCGACATTATGCAGTAGAAGGCTTCCGTGAGTCAGCGAAAGCGTTAGCATTAAACACTATCGTTCCTACACCAAACGGTTACACAACTATCGAACACATCCAAACTGGTGATTACGTATTAGATGAATTTGGCAAACCTGTAGAAGTGGAATACATCTCACCTGTATTTAAAGACCATCACTGCTTTAAAGTGGTATTTGATACTGGCGAAGAAGTAATTTGTGATGCAGAACATTTGTGGACTGTATTTGATAAACACAAACGTAGAGATAATACCTTGTCTACTTTAGAGTTGTATGCTCATCAAAATCTAGGCAAGCCTAGAAATGGCTACCAAGAAAAAGCATTCCGTATTCCATGTACATATGCTGAGTACGAAGAACAAGATTTACCTATTGACCCATATTTACTTGGGTATTGGTTAGGTGATGGTACAGCTTCTAAACCGGACATTACTGTTGGTAAATCTGATATTGAAGCATTTAAAAAGAATATTCCTTGGTTTAATTACACGGTCCACGAATACCGTGATAACGTATTTACAGTAACATTACACGGCTTTAGGAAACTTCTTGTCGATAATGGTTTATTAAACAACAAATATATTCCAATGCCCTACTTATTTGGTTCCACCCAACAACGATTTAACTTGTTAGCTGGTCTGATTGATAGTGATGGTACGATTGCCAAAACTGGTAGTAAAAAAGGTACAATTACATTTACTAACTGTAATTTAAAACTTGCAGAAGGTGTGAGAGTATTAGCATCTAGCTTAGGCATGAAAGCGACAATGACAAAAATTACACCTAAGTTAAATGGTAAAGAATGTACTGTGGCTTATAAAGTATCATTTAAACCATCTGTTAAGTTTTTACGATTAGAACGTAAAAATCAACACATACAAACATCACAAGATAGACGCAGTTTAATGCGTACTATCAAAAGTGTTGAGCCTGTTGATAGTGTGGATTGCAAATGTATCAAAGTTAAATCTGAAAATGGTCTATTCCAAATTACACCATCACATATTATCACTCATAACACGAGTTACGTATTGAGAGCATTCCCAATACATTGCTTGGTATTTCCATCCAAGAAGAAACAATACATCGTATTTATCATGGCTAACCAACGGGCAGCCAGCCGAAGGCTTAAAGATATTGCAGAAGAATACACCAGTAATGAATTAATGAACCTTAACTTGGTTCGTATTAAAGAGCAGTCTGAAAAGGCATTTGAGATTATCGTAAAAGATAAAAACGGTGAAGAAATTACAGTGCGGATGGAAGCGTATGGTAAAGGCTCTAGTGTCCGTGGTTTGAATAACAAAGATAGACGACCTGATATTATTTTGATAGATGACCCTCAAGACTTGGAGGATAGTCTTTCTGATACAGTTCAGAAATCTGACTATCAATGGTTCTTATCTGACGTATACTTCCTTGGTAAAAATACACGAATATTCTTTATCGGTAATAACCTTGGTGAAAAGTGCATTATCGAACAGGTAATATCCAACAAAGAAGAATTAGGATTTGATGCGGAACGCATCCCTGTATTAAATGAAGATGGTCAATCTAACTGGGAAGAAATGTACCCAGTAGAAGCTATCAACGATGAACGTGAAAAGTGGCGTAAACTTGGTCAGTTAGATATTTGGGAACGTGAAAAGCTATGTATTGCTATTTCTCCTGAAAGCCAAATCTTTAAGAAAGAATACTTTAGGTATTATGACCCTAATACAATACAACTAGAGGAATGTTCTGTATTCATTGCATGCGATTTAGCTATTTCCGAAAAGGAAACAGCCGATTTCACTTCTGTATGTGCTGTCGCTGTAAACCCTGACAATCACTGGTTCCTACTTGAAATTGATTATGGTAGATGGGACCCTACTAAAACGATTGATACCATATTTCAAATGGTTCAAAAATACCGACCAATTTATGTTGGTATAGAAAAAGTCGCTTATCAAGCGGCTCTTATTCATTTTGTGGAAAAGGAAATGATTAAGCGTAATACCTGGTTTACCGTAAAACCTTTAGAAGCAAAAGAGAAAAAAGAAATCCGTATCGCAGCTTTGCAGCCAAGATTTAAAGCTGGTACATTATGGTTCCCTATGGGGCAGGATTTCTTAGTAGAGTTAGAAAGTGAGTTTTTATCATTCCCTAAATCTCTACATGATGATTTAATTGATAGTTTAGCACATATTTCAGCGATTGCGAGCCCACCTGTTGGTACATTTGGGTCAGTAAGTACTGCTGATATACCGATGGGAGGTGCAATGTAAGATTGGCTGAAGATTTTACAGTTGAATTAACTGGTCAAGAGGCTGATAAAGCCTTATTGAGTTTAGTTAAAGCTGATATTGCTGATGCTGAGGCGTATCAACAATCTATTATCCAGCCTACTGTGCGTGAGCGTTACAATATTTATTACGCAGATAAAGAATACTACTCTCACAAATTCCCAATTTTGAGTAAAACTTCTTCTTTGGTATCTACAGACGTAGCTGATACTATCGAATGGGCGTTACCATCTTTGATGAAAGTATTTACTGGCTCTGATGAAGTAATTACCATTCAAGGTGTTACAGAAGAAGATGACCAAAACGCAGAAGTAATGCAAAGTTTATTGGTATACCAATTACAACGCCAGAACAAATTCTTCCCTATCCTATATAATTGGATGAAGGATGCTTTGATTACTGGTATGGGTATTATCAAATGCTATTGGGAACGTACAGAAGGCTATACTCCAGAAACTGCACAGCTTAATGCGGATGCATTAAAGCTCTTAGCACAGACTGGTGTAGAAATTACTAGCGTTGAAGGACCTGATGTGATGGGTGATTTCACTGTAACATGGAATTCTCCGTATTATATCAAGAATAGTCCTAAATTAGAAAACATCTTAGTATCAGAATTCCTATATTCTCCTGATGCTAAAAACCTCGAAGATGCGAATTTCGTAGCACACCGTAAAAAGGTTACTATGTCTCATCTTCGTCAAAAAGAGCGTGAAGGTATTTACGCTAATGTAGACATGGTTCACCCTGATAATGGTCCAGTATCTTGGATTACAGACCAAGTAGAGGACGTAATTGGCGACCATTACACACCATTACATAATAACCAACAAGATAAAGCTCGTGAAGAAGTTACGATTTATGAATGTTACACTAAAATTGACTTCAATAACGATGGTATTCTTGAAGATATGATTATTACCATTGCTGGTGATGTTATTCTTCGTGCAGAACCAAATTACATGGGTAGACACCCATTCTTCTCCATTTCTCCAACTAAAGACCCTCATCGTATTTGGGTAAAACGCTCTTATGCAGAGTTAATTGGTGAATTACAGGACATGAAGGTAGCCCTCACTCGTCAAATCGTACAAAATATTGCATTAACTAACGACCCTAAAATGATTTTGGCAGAAGATAGTATTAATATCTCTGACTATATTGAAGGTCGTAAGGTTATTCGTAAAAAACCGGGTTCTAGTATGGGCGATGTAGCTATGGCAATGCCTGTAAATCAATTATCCCCTCAAACATTCCAATTCTTGGAGTATTTAGAAGGACAAAAGGAAAACCGTACTGGTATTACAAGGTATAACCAAGGCTTAGATGCTAACAGCCTTAACAAAACGGCTACTGGTATTAGTGCTATTTTGGGACAATCTGCACAACGCTTGGAACTTGTGGCTCGTATGTTTGCGGAGACAGGGATATCGGAACTGTTTCGTTTTATGGTTAGCCTTAACCAAAAATTCGTAGACCAAGAAACTGTGGTTCGGCTAACTAACAAACAGTTACGTATTAGCCCTGACGACCTAAATGGTAATTTCGACTTAGTTGTAAATGCTGGTATTAGTATTTCTACTAAAGAGTCCACTATTATGACATTGCAAACAATGCTTACAGCGTTAATGCAAACACAAGCAGCTGGTATTCCTATTGTAACACCACAAAACATTTACAATCTATTCAAAAAATGGATTGAAAGTGCTGGCTTTAAAAACTATAATGATTATGTTACAGACCCAGCGGTTGTACAGCAACGTGCTATCATGGATATGCAACTTAAACAACAAGTATTAAGTAGTTTACCACCTGAAGCATTGCAATCGTACATGACATTTGGTGTATTACCGCCTCAATACTTATTAATGTTACCACCTGAATTACAATTATTATTTGGAGGAGAAGGAAATGGCTCAGAACAAAGTGGATTATTCGGAGCTGTCCAAAGCAACGGCTCACCTGCAAGCGGAAATGCAGGAACGGGATTTAGCTTCGGCGGTCCAAACCTTGCTCAAGGACTGGTTGGTGGCGTATCAAGGACTGATAATCAATCGCCTCAAAACGTGCCCCGTTCAGGAAATGGAGCACCAACGGAACCTTCTGGTGGCATCGGAGGCTTTTAATGATTTCTTAACTGCTGTTATTGCAAATGGCGATATGGCAGAAGCTGACCTTAAAGCGATTTTGGAGGCTGAGGCTTTTAATAGTCAAACAGGCTTTTATCCAGAATAAATAAAACAACCACGATTGGGGGTGATAATTTGATGACTGAACTCGTATATGGCGTAGTATGATGGAGGTGGTCCAATTATCTCCCTGTTCAGGGTTACGAACAATTTTTAGAAAGGATACGTAAAATTGAAGATTTCTTACAGTAACAAAAAGTTACCCTTTCAATATGACATTAACTCAGGAACATTCACTCAGTTGCCTGCACAGCAACATAAAGAAGGTGAAAGTTCTCCAAATAATGAATATAGTGAAAGGCAAAGCTACACACCAGAGCAACAAGCATTGCTAAATGCAAAGCCTAGTCCTAGTGCGAAACCACAGCATCAGGTTATGACAGCTAACCCTACGCCTAGTCAACCACATATGGATTTGACACCACGTATGGGCTATGCTCCAATTGCAGAGCAGTTGGCAAAACAAGCTGGCGTTCAAGCTGCTGTTCCTAACTACCAAGATTACATGAAGCAACGAGAACCGATTAATCAGGCGAAAGCTCAATATGAGGCAACTCAGGGCTTCGCTCCAAATGGTGCATTTAAACCATCTCAAGATTTCACATCTGTGAGTATGGCACCTAAATTTCAAAGTGATGGTAGTAAGGAATTTGCAGCCAGCCATCAAGGCTTGTCCAACCCTAGTGCTATTTATGATATTTTGCAACAAGGTAAGGCTTTAGAGGAAAAATTCCGTAACGCATCTGAAGGAAACTATACCCCATTAACAATGGGACAGATTGCTCAGCAACGTATGGACGCAATTCCTCAAGACATGGCATGGGCACGACAAAATCCATTCTCTAAAGAAATGGGTTATCAATGGGCAGACGATAAAAAACTTGGAGAACTTGGTTGGGGTGCAGATGACATTACGTCTATGAAAGCACGTACTGAATTCCACCCACAAGAGATTGAAGAATTATATCGTCAAGGTGCTATTCGTGCTCCATATCGTGAGTATTTAGCAGAGCAAGAACGCTTGCGACAACAAGCAGAAGCCGAAGCTGCTAGAGTAGCACAAGCTAGAGCGGCATCTTATTCTTACAGCGAACCTGATAGTGGTTATTATGAAGCACCATCAGATACTCCTAGTGAGGTAAGTGCACCAGCTCCAGTACCACAACCACAATTTAGTGGCGACTATTCCATTCAGGCACCACAAGAAGAAACTGACTGGAGAAAGGTACCACTATATAAAGCTATTGGTGGCTTATTCGGTGGTAATAATGTATCGTCTGGTGACTGGACAGTCGCAGACGGCTATTAATTTGTATTAACATTCACCAACCCGTTAGGGAGTGAAAGGAGAAAACATGAAGGATTTTGAATTTAATTTGCAAACATTTGCAGAAGGTGAAGTAGACGTACCTGCAACGGAAACTGAACCAACAGAAACTACTGATGTAGCTGAAACAGGTGGCGATACTGCACCTGCTGATTTTGATTTTGGCATTGATGAAAACGGAGACGTATTCTTTAATGGCAATCGAATGCTTTCTTTTGATGGCGATGAAGATGTAGACCCTGCTCCAGAAACGCAGGACTCTGAAGAAGGACAACCTACAGAACCTGAACCAGAAAATAAAGCACCAGAACCACAAATGTATACAGTCAAAGTTGACGGTCAAGAAATGCAAGTTCCCCTTGAGGAATTGTTAAATGGTTATCAACGTCAAGCTGATTATTCTCGTAAGACACAAGCATTGGCTGATGAACGCCGTCAGTTACAAGAGCGTATGGCTCAATATCAACAACCTCAAGCACAACCACAAGTACAAGAGCCGCAACAACCACAAGTTACACAAGCGGAATATTACAATAAATTAACAGAGTTTGCAAAAGGCGAGGTTGAAAAACATTTAGGGACTGAGTTCGATGAACTTAACCCTGTTCATATTGCGGCATTAGCAGATAGCGTAGCTACTATTAAAGCACAAATTTATGAACAACAAGCTGTCCAAAAGAATTTCACTCATGTGGTAAACCAATTCCGTCAAGACCCTAACTTCGATGAAATTGACCGTTATGCACAATATAAGTTGCAAAACATGCCTTATCAACAAGCAGTAAAAATTCAAAATGCTTTAGATAACTATGATGCTGATACAGTAGCACAATTCATGACAGCAGCTCGT